GGTCTTGAAAACTTTGATCCTCAACAACGTCTGGAGCATGTCGAGAAGACTCTAGAATTGATTGCTAAACAGAAGGTATTCTATTCACGTCTTGCCTTGGCATCTCATGGTGTTAATCCTGATGATCCTGAAGATCAAGACGCTAAGTTTGTCAAGAATCGTATTGACCTCCTATCACAAGAGTATTCTGGTGGTTTGAATCTGATGATGATCCTTCAGACCATGGAAGATAAACTACAAGGATGGAGAAAGGAGTTGAAAGATGCCAAATCCTGATGCGCTATGGGAAGACATGCAAAAACTTGATGACCTATTCGAGGAATTGTTGTGGGACCCTGACGACGAGTTACAATTCACGCACGACGGTGAGAAGGTCCTGATCATAAACCGCACACGGTCTCTTGACAAGACCTAAATAATATGCCATCATAATACGGTGGCAAATCAAACAAAACACACAACCACAACGGAGAAATACATGTCTTTTGCAAGTCTTAAGAAAAAGTCTGGGTCTTTTGATAAACTGACTCAGCAGATTGAAAAGATGTCTAAACCACAGGGTGCTGGTCCTGACGAGCGACTCTGGAAACCTGGTGTAGACAAGTCGGGTAACGGTTATGCCGTGATCCGTTTCCTTCCTGAGCCTGATGGTGAAGACCTTCCTTGGGCACAGGTGTGGAGCCACGCTTTCCAAGGTCCTGGCGGATGGTATATTGAAAACTCCCTCACCACACTGGGTCAAAAAGATCCTGTCGGTGAGTTGAATCGCACTCTTTGGAATAGCGGTCTTGATTCCGACAAAGAGATTGCTCGTAAGCAGAAGAGGAAACTCTCCTACTACAGCAACATCTATGTTGTGAAGGACCAACTGAATCCTCAGAATGAGGGTAAAGTATTCCTTTATAAGTATGGTAAGAAGATCCACGACAAGATCGTGTCTTCTATGCAACCCCAGTTTGAAGACGAAGAACCTATTAACCCCTTTGATATGTGGCAAGGTGCGGACTTCCGTATCAAGATCCAAACCATTGGTGGTTACTGGAATTATGATAAGTCTGACTTCGCAGCACCTAGCACGCTGGGTGGTTTCGATGATGAGAAACTGGAATCACTGTGGAAGTCTCAGTATTCCCTCAAGGAATTCACTGACCCTTCTGCCTTCAAGTCTTATGAGAAATTGGAAGAGCGTTTGAATCTCGTCCTTAACAAGGGCAGGACTCAGGTCCGCACTCGTGATGAGCAAGATGAGGATGTCTTCAACTCTCCTGACATTATGGCACCTGCCAAAGTGTCACAACCAGATCCCACTCCTAGTGGATTTGGTGCTAAGATTGAAGAGTTAAACAAAGCAGATGATGGTCCTGACTTGGACTACTTCGCTGCCCTCGCTAACGACGACTAATGAAAAAACTTGCCCTTGCCTCTCTGCTGCTATTGTCCGCTGCAGCACCCGCTAATGCACTAACTTGGAAGGAATTCTGGGAGCCGTTTGAGGGGCACGGGCATCACCATTCGCACCATTATTATTATGATCACCCTCCTAGGAGGCGTATGTGTGAGGTGCAGGTGACTAGACGTAGATGGGTGCCTGGCTTCTGGTTAGGTCACCATGAATATGTTGAAGGTTACTGGGAGAAACAGACACGACTTAAGTGGAGACCCTGTAGGCACTAACCCATATATTATTTCACTTTTCGTTCCCAGAAAGGTCGAAAAAAAATTCGGGGTATTTTTTCGCCCACAGGGTTTTTCGGTATTTTTACTATGACACATTACAAACCTTATTCGCCTGAATGGCACAGATACCGTTATTTGGCGGAAGCGTTAAATCAGTATCTGGATGACTATGTTGAAAATGACGTAATCGTTGAAGATATCCAAAGTATCCTCAATGCGCGATCTGAGGCATCTTATGCTGATTTCAACAGAGTCTCTGAATTAGAGTCAAAACTGCGTAAATGATTTATGCTCTCAACCGCTTATCGACTCCGTTTGGAGTCTATTTGCAGATGTATTGCAAATAAAGAATCTGTCCCTATTGAGGATATGATTTGGGCAGAGAAACTTGCCAAAAGGCACACACTCGCCCGTGACTGGTTAAAACAAGCACGTCGTCAAGCGTCTCAAGACATTGAGGAGGGCAGTATGGAGGATTTTATGAATAGGATGGGTCTCGGAGACCCTGATCCATCCAATCATAGGACCACATTTGATGGTGCAGACGATATTAACGATTGGTTTAGGAGGGATAAACCAGATGACTGGCGTCAGCGTGACTAATATGAATATTGCCAAAAACCTTCTAGAGAAGGCAGCAGAATTGCTTGGCAGTGAAGTAAGACATTATACTGTGGTTGATAGGACCACAGAGCATGAAAAGTTTGTTATCGAGTACAATCATTCAGACAAAAAATGATTCCACAGACAGCAGTAATTTATAGTAATGGATCACAAGAATGCGAAAGAGCAGCACAACTGCTCAAATCACTAGAAGGCGAATTTCTCGAATATCGCCTAAATCAACATTTTGACCAAAGAGCGTTTGAAAACGAATTTGGTCCAGAAGCAGAATACCCACAAATCGCGCTAGGAGCGCAACATGTGGGTAATTTGAAAGAATTGCTACATGTAGCAAAAGATAGAGGATTTATTTAATATCCGCCACCACCACTATAAGACCCGCCGCTGGACGTGCCACCGCCAGAGGTCTGACCACTAGAAGATCCAGCGGATCCATATTGGTTAACCTCTGTTTCGGTCATCGTGCCAGCGGTTTCAGTAGTAGCGGTAGTGCTACCTGACGTGACTGCAACAGTGCTACCGTCAGCAAGCACATCACCTTGAGAAATGGTAGGATCAGAAGATCCAAAGTTTCTTGAGGTGTATTCTGCTGTAGCAGCGAATTGGATAGAAGGTGTTTGACCCACCAGAGTTTCATATGTGGGTTTGACGCTTGCAAACGCTTCTGCAACTGCACCCACAGTCTTCTTAATACCTGTAATAGGATCAACCTCGTTATTAGGTAGGTATTCGACTAGACCTTCAAATTCTTCAACGAATGAATCAATAAATTGAGGTTTAAGGATGTAAATACCTCTCTTATACTCATTCAGACCAGATTCATAGTCATAGTTAGAAATAGGTCTAACCAACTCCTCTTTGGGCACCAGTGTGCCATCAGGTTTTGAATACTCAAAGTCTTCAGGGACTTGATGTCCTGCTCTCAGGACGACATCACCTTGCGTGTTTTTGACTTCTTGTGTCACCCAATGGTGTACACTTTCTACATCTGCCTTGCCATACTTGCGGACCATGTAGTTATACATCTCCTGCTCAGACATAGGCCATTCATCATAGACATTGATGATGTTGTTGCAAAGCAATATAACCCAATCATAATTCACATTACCATATACCTTATCAGCAATCTGCTCAGGTCTTTCGTTGTTTTCAATAGTGTATTTCTCAAAACCGAGGATTACATCCTGAAGATCATCTCTAATTTTGATACGACGAAAGAGGTTTTTCGCCATAATATAAGGATCAGTGCTACCTGTGCGGTAACTCGTGGTCCTTACAAATACATCTGGTAAGTATGAGAAATAGTTTGCCATTATAATGCAAAGTCCTCGTTTGTGCGGTATTTGGTCTCTTGGAAGGTAAGAGTCATATTATAAGTTGCAAAACCAAAGTCCTTGTCTTCCATACCAGGAATTTGTGTCTTAATAGCAGTAGAGTCACCGAAGTCAATACTCATGTCCTGCAATACCATCTTATGTGGGAAACTCAGCAGTTGTTGCATATAACCACCTGCTGCCTTTCCTTCACCTAATTCTTCTTCATCACCTTTAGAGACGTATCTAACAATTTCTGCTCTAAACTTGTCAGGGATGAGCAACCAGTTACCCTTCTTCTTCGGGTGCATCGATGCTCTTAACTGTTGTATGATCTCAAAGATTGTCTCCACATCAGTAGCACTCTTAGGCACAAAGGTAAACTTAAAACTGTGTGAAATGAATCCAACGCCTTTGAAGAGCATCTCTTCATAAGGGTTAAACACCTTACCTTGCGTTATTTGTGAGAGGTCGTTAGAATCTAGACTAAAACCATAAGGAGATACTTCACCAACTGTAGCGTTGATTGCTTCAGCACCGAGTTTGAATCCAAGAGCAGGTTTTGCTGCTGCAGCTGCGCTAGAAAGGTTATCACCAATACCATCAAGTGATCCGCCAGATGCAACAACATTTGTTGCTGCTTTCATTATTTCACTACCAACAGCACCAAGGTTTTTACCTTCATACTTGGCAGAATACTTTTCATTCAAACCAGGTGGCAGATATAGGTAGAGACTTCTTTCTACTCCACCACCACCTTTGTTAGCACCTTTATTATTCTTAGTCTGGTGCTTATAAATATCTAATCGAAGGTAGTCAACCACTTCCGTTGGGTAGGAGGCTTTATCTCTCACAGATGCCCTGCTACTCGCTGAGGACCCCAAGGGTTTCATTCGTGGAAATACTAAATTTTTTGACATGAGTTATTCTGGCAAGTTTAGACCATCAAACAGGCATAAGTATAAAGGTGATCCCACAAATATTATTTATAGGAGTTTGTGGGAAAGAAAGTTTATGGTGTGGTGCGACAAGAATGTAAACGTATTGGAGTGGGGAAGTGAAGAAATCGTTATTCCATACATCAGTCCTGTTGACGGTCGGATTCATCGCTATTTCCCCGATTTCTACGTCAGAGCACGAACCAGGAGTGGAGGGACTACGAAGCTCATTATTGAGGTTAAACCGAAGATACAGTGTGCGCCCCCTAAACGCCCAAAGAGGCAAACTAAAAAGTACATAACTGAGGTGAAGACTTTCGGTGTCAATCAAGCAAAGTGGAAGGCAGCGAGAGAATACTGTAAAGACCGTAATATGGAATTTCTCATTCTTACAGAAAAAGAGTTAAACGTATGAGCATCTTCACCGATGTCAAAGATCTTGCAGAAGGCAAGTCACAATCAAAAGAGTGGTATCGCAGTCAACTGCAATATGGTCTAGAGCCTTATGAAGGCACCTTTGAGGTCGGTGATGTCATTTTCTTTGCATATTCTGCAGCGACTGAGAAACTGCAGTTTTACGATAGATTCCCAATGGTGAAGATATCCGACAAAGATGATCCAAACAT